AACGGACTCAGCAAAAGCGGCTCCAGTAGACCACGCCCACCAGATAGACGAGATGTCAACCACGATTAACAGGAAGACAAACAGATAAGTCACCATCGGACGAACCGAGGCACGAAGGTTAATAACCCACTGAGAAGCGCCTTTGCCAATCTCGATGTCGTGGTTGTACATAGCCGTGCGTTCTTGAGCCTGAGTCTCCATCGCTACTTGCTCGGTGCGGATCTCTTCTACACGGGCTTGGGCAACATAACCAGCTTCTAGCATCTTGAGCTCTCGCTCCATTTGAAGTTGAGCTAAGGCTAATTCGTGCTTCTTATCGCCCTTGTCTTGAAAAAAGTCCAGTAATTTAGGCAGACCCCCCATGAGGAAGTAGATGACATTCTTCGAGATGACCTTAACCGCTTTGAACGAGGTGTTGAACGCTACTGTCCCGTTAAGCTCACTCAAGGTCAGTTCGATGCTCTTGTTAGCTTTAGCTTTAATGTTGGGCTTGGAACACTACAGCGCTCAACCCTCCGTCAAAAAGTTATTCGGGGCGATATGGAAGAAGCGGCAGAAGAGTTCTTGAAATATACGCTGGCTGGCGGTAAAGTACTGAAAGGCTTGGTAACTCGTAGAAACGATGAACGAGCGTTATTTTTATCTTAGGGTAAACCCGTATGCCATTACAAAAATTACAGTTCCGCCCAGGCCTTAACCGAGAAGGTACAGATTACTCCAACGAAGGTGGTTGGTACGATGCCGACAAAGTGCGCTTTCGTTCTGGTTTTCCTGAGAAGATTGGTGGTTGGAGCCGCATGGCTAATGCTCAGTTCCTGGGGTTGGCACGAGCGCTATGGAATTGGGTTACGTTGGCAGGGTCTAACTATTTAGGTGTTGGCACAAATCTTAAATATTATGTCGAACAAGGTGGTACGTACAACGACATTACCCCCGTTACATATATTTCAAGCCCGGCATTAGATAATTGTTTTGTGGTAACTAGCGGGTCAAATTTAGTAACCGTAATAGACGGGCAATACAGCCCTAGCGTTGGTGATTATGTAACCTTTTCGGGTGCCAATACAGTAACGGGAACTAACGTAACAGGCACTATTCTTAACGCAGAATACGCAGTAGCGTCTATAGTTAATACAGCTGCTTATAGAATAACCGTATCGGTTACGGCTAATGCAAGCAATACTGGGGGTGGCAATACAGTTTTAGCCGCTTATCAACAGCCTATTGGTTTAAATACATACACTTTAGGCACTGGATGGGGTGCTGGTCCTTGGCCTGTTACAGGGATAACGACTAACTATGCTACTAACCCTTTTGCCACAACTACTGGAAGTAACGTAGTTACCGTAACTCAAATAGCGCACGGCGTAACCAATGGAAATGCGGTTATTTTTTCCAATGCTACGGCTACAGGTGGTATATCTGCCCCTTTATTAAATACCTTGTTCTACCCCACAGTAGCTAACGCCAACGCATACACCATCACTGTTCAGACTAACGCAACATCTAACGTAGCTGCGGGCGGGGGTGATGTCATTGCTTATACCCAAACAGGAACTCATGGCTGGGGTCAAGGTTTTACATCAGGTATTGGTCAGCAGTTGCGTCTTTGGACTAATGATAACTATGGACAAGATTTGTTTATTGCCCCTCGTGGGGGGTCTATTTTTTACTGGATTCCAATAGGAAGCACTTACCCAAATTCAACTGCTGGGGGTTTTGGGACTAGAGCGCAACGTCTTTCTACTCAGTCTACCGCTGCTGGATATGATGGTACAAGGGTCCCAACATCTACTTTTCAAATTAGTGCTTCATCAATTCAACGCTTTGTAATTGCTTTTGGTGCTAATCCATATGACCCAAATACAGCTTCTACAACCTTTGATCCTATGCTGGTACGCTGGTCAGACCAAGAAAATCCTTACGAGTGGGTGCCTGCAGTAACAAACCAATCAGGCGAATTTAGGTTATCTGCCGGGTCATTTATTATGGGTGCCCGTAATACTCGTCAAGAAATCTTGGTATGGACAGATGCGGCTATTTACTCCATGCAGTACCTAGGACCGCCCTATGTCTGGGGCTTTCAAATCCTCATGGATAACATATCTGTTATGTCTCCAAACTCTATGATTACGATTAATAACGTAACGTATTGGATGGGTGTTGATAAGTTCTACATGTACTCAGGTCGTGTTGAGACCCTACCTTGTTCACTCTGGCAATACATTTTTGAGGATGTTAACAGGGAGCAGGCCTTCCAAGTATTCTGTGGTGGCAACGAAAGCTACAACGAAGTATGGTGGTTTTACTGCTCAAACGGAAGTAACGCCATAAATAAATACGTGATTTACAACTACTTAGAACGTACTTGGGCATACGGCACAATGGCTCGTACGGCTTGGTTAGACTCTGGTATTCGCCAATACCCAATGGCTGCCGACTACAACAGTAGGATGCTATTTCACGAATCTGCGGTAGATGACGTATCAGGTACAGCCCCCGTGCCAATTAATGCTTATATACAGTCTTCTGACTTTGACATCGGTGATGGTCATAACTTTGGCTTTGTCTGGCGCATCCTGCCTGACATTAACTTTAACGGCTCAAACGTCAATAACCCATACGTTACGATGAGGGTTAAACCCCGTCAAAACTCTGGAGCGCCTTATGGCACGGCGGATAACCCAGAAGTAATTAGTGCTGATAACTTTACTAACGCCCCTGTTTATAACATCCAAGAATTTACTGGGCAGGTCTATACCCGCCTACGTGGTCGCCAGCTTGCCTTTAGGATTGAGTCGGATTCTCTGGGGGTGGCATGGCAGCTAGGTAGCCCACGGATTGATATTAGGAATGACGGACGTAGGTAATGGCACAAGTCCCACTTCGCCCTTCTAAAGCGCCTAACCTACCCATTGCGCCAGTAGAGTACCGCCAGCTATACCAAGACCAAGTATTAAATGCCCTGCGTCTGTACTTTAACCAAATTGACAACTTTACTCAAAGCGTTACGGTACCTGCTTCGGGTACTACGGCAAATAGACCCACAGAAAATCTACAGGTTGGGCAGTATTACTTTGATACGAGCCTTGGGTATCCGATATATTGGAATGGCTTAGATTGGGTAAATGCCCTTGGATACCCCTTGATTTTCTTAACAGGGGTAAAAACAATAGGAAGAGTTGGTACTGTAACGGTTACAACTGTGTAACAACATGATAAAGTACTACTTAAATTAGGCGAGGTATATCTTATGGGAACCGGTGTAGGCGAGGCAATGTTAATTGGAGCTGCTGTTGGCGGTGGCTCTTCTGCTCTTATGGGTGGCGACCCTATTAAAGGCGCTATGCTAGGTGCTGCCGGTGGTGGCCTTGGCGCGGGACTTGGCGCAGCTGCTGGGGCGTCTTCTACCGCTGCCGGTAGTAGTTTTGGTAGTTTAAGTAGTGCTGGTACTGGCGCTGTTGGTGGTGCTGGTTTAGGTGGCACTGCAGCGGGCACTGGTACTGCTTTTGGTAGTGGGCTTGCCGTTCCTACCTCTGGTGTTTTAGGTAGTTCTAGCGGAATTATTGGTGGCGGTTTTGGTGGTACTGCAGGGGGTACTGCGGGCGGTGCTTTAGGAAGTACTCTAGGTGGCACTGGAGGTGGCTTATATGGGGGTCTTGCCGTTCCTACCTCTGGTGTTTTAGGTAGTTCTAGCGGAATTATTGGTGGTACTGGCGCTGGTAGCGCTGCTGTTTCTTCTCTTCCAGGAAATATTACTGGTTTTGCCCCCGCCCTATCTAATGCAAAATTAGGTCTTATTGCTGGTGGCGGTGCCCTTTCTGGGATGATGGACGCAGAGCGAAAACAATTTGGTGTACCTGGTAAAGAAGACTATGTAAGTAGTTTTGACCCCTCTAAATTTGAACGGTCCACCCCGACATATGCCCCTGGAAGCGTGTACGTACCTCAATACAGGGACTATACGACAGCGGCTGAGGGTGGCATTATACAGCTAGCTAACGGCGGTCCTGTAGAGCGTATGAGCCAAATGAACACGGCCATGAACCCACAAGGTGGTCTATATCCCCAAGGTATGATTGATAAGACCCAGTATGCTAGCCCAATTCAGCGTCCAGTAAGTTCTGAGATGGTTATGAATACCCCTGGCTACGAGCGGTCCAACCCCATGCTAATGGCTGAAGGTGGCATTGCGGGAATGCTTGAGGATGCTAAATACCAAGGTTTAACTCCTGCAGCTTATCAACAAATTTATGGGCGCGGTAATGCCATAGAAGAGATGCAAAAAGCCCTTAAAGAAGGCAAGATGGTTAATATGGCAGACGGCGGCATTTCCTCGTTAGGCGGCTATTCAGATGGTGGCAGAATGCTTAAGGGTCCTGGTGATGGCATGTCTGATTCTATTCCTGGTGTTATTGCCGGTAAGCAACCTGCTCGTTTAGCCGATGGAGAGTTTGTGGTTCCGGCTGATGTTGTTTCTCACTTAGGTAATGGGTCTACGGATGCAGGTGCTAAACAGTTATATTCTATGATGGACAAAGTACGTAAAGCTCGTACAGGTAAAAAGAAGCAAGCTCCAGCAGTTAAAGCTAACCAATACATGCCAGCCTAATGGATTTAAAGATTCAGCCAGTCGGAATTGATTATGTAGCGCAGACTTGGCCTTTTGTAGAAACATATTTAAAGGAAGCGTTAGAAAAAGGAGAACCGGTACCTGAGTGGAGCAATAATTACGATTTGTCCCATGTGCAGGGTAATCCACCTGACAGGAACGATATAAGGGTAGTAAATAGGGTAATCATTTCTTTCCTCTTTCTTCAAGGAGTTTGACCCGCACATGCAGGTCATGGAGTTCTTTGTATAGTTCTTCACGCATCTTTGCTCTACGTTCGGCTGATATTGGGCTGTCCGTTGGGATGCCTTCGCTAGTAATTAAAGCTGGCATCTTGCCTTCAATCTGAGTTAGGCGGGTTTGGAATGAAGATACTTGACCGAGTAGCCATGCTATACAGGCAACAATGATTGGGATCACCGCCTTTAGTACATCTTGCATATTCATTTTTTAGACCCCCATACTATGTAATAAGCAATCCAGCCTGCTGCCATAAAGCACCAGAACTGCACCCATTTAACCTTTGACAACTCGGCATCAAAGTACTTCTTGTCTTCCTTCTCAAGCCGTTCAATCTCGGTCTTGATGTCTAGCACCTTTTGCCATTCTTTGGTGCCGTGCTGCTTTATAAAGTCCACCCTTAATTTGTACTCTTCATCGCTTATCTTCTTGCGGTGCTTGTACTCCTCAAGGGCTTTAAATATTGCCCGTTCTTTCTTTAACTCTGCTTCTCTGCGCTCACGGATCTTGGCATTCGCCCGTTCTTTTGCTACATCTACCGCTTCTTTTTGAACATCTTCGA